AACACCGGCGAACCAGCGGTCGACGTGCCGGACATATTGATGCCCTGAATGCCGAAGTTCACCGTTGCCATACCGTTTGGCGGCATCGACACGGCGACGTCGCTGATGCGGCAGCCGACAAACGTCTCGGACACATCGATGTCAGGGTAGACCTGCTCAATGGTGTACGAGGTCTGGGTGGTTCCGGGCTTCAGCTTGTTGCTCGACCACGAGCCGCGGAGGGCAGCTGCGAAGAAGTCGTCGTACGAGGTACGCGACAGTTCGCCTTGGATGTTGCCAGCCACGCGGCGCACGCCGTGGCGCATATCGTAGACCTGCTGGTCCGGGCGCACTTCGTTGGAGGTGAACGCTTCCTTCGTCAGCGCGAGTGACGAGGACACGCGACGCAGCACCTGCCCAGCGGCGGTGGACTGCGTGCCAAGGGTGGTCTCTGGGGCGTAGACCACACGGACGTTTACGTTACTCTGCAGAGGCATTGTGGGACTCCTTTAGTCGTTGTCCCGGTGCCGGGACCAAAAAAAGTTAATTGGTGGTATGCCCAATCATCGTCACGATGACTGTGCCGTTGAGCCAATCCGGTTCCTGTGTCAAACCGACACGCTCCACCTGTTGCACGGTGGCATTCGCATCGCCGTATGACACGACGGTCCCGGGCCGAAAGTGCTGCATCAGCGACCCTGCGAGACTTTCCAGAGCGACAGTTCCCGAGTTCACGGGGTAGTGCAGCGTGAAGTTTGCCGTCACGGTGTGGGCGATATACCCACCCAACCCCGTCGCCATCACATCGGACGACACCGGGATCATGCTTTCTGAAACGTACGGCTGGCCCTTCACGGGCGTGAATTCGCGTCCTTCCCACGCTACGTCAGGCAGGCCGGTCAGCGTTTGCAGCCGGTCACGCACCGCGGAGCGCAGGTCTTTGTGAAACGTCGCTGCGCTCATGCCAACTCCTTCATGAGCTTGGTCACCACCGACTTCGCCCGCTTAACGTTGCGCGTTACAAAGAACCGCCCGCGCATCCGGCGAGTACCGAACTCGACATAGGGACCGTATTCAGCGTTGTTCGTCATCCAGAAAATGTCACCGGCTTTCACGTTGGCTGCAACGATAGAAACCTTCGAATCTGGGTTGCCGTTGCCCTGCGATGCCGCGGGCGCACCGATGGACGGCTGCCATGAGGAACGCAGAAAGCCGGTATCGACCGGCGTGTCCTTGACCACATTTGCCGCGATCTCTTGGCACGTCTGCCGCGCCAGCGCGTCCATGTCCCCTTTGAACTTGGATGCCCAGTTCGACAGCTTCAGGTTGAACTCACGACCGTTGCTCATGTCAGCGCTCCGCGTAACACTTCGTGTAGGGTGCGCCGTCCCCCGCGGGGTTCAGATCGCTTACCCAGATCACGGACCAGTCGCTGCCAGCCCACCGCACCTTGTCCCCCGGCTGCGGCGTCGTGCCGAGCCGCGGGGCCAAGTGAAACTCCAGAATGTTCCGACGCTCTAGCGACCCGAGAGCGAACTCCGAGTCCTTCCCCGGCGGCAGCGCGATTCCCTTCATGCTGAAGGTGGTCGACACCGCCGTCTCCGTTTGAGTGACGGGGTTGAACGCGCTCGCCGACTTACGGGTGAACGTCACCGTAGCGCCCTTGCGTGAGAGCAGGGCGTGTGCTGTGTTCGCTTGGGCGGCGTACGTCGACACGACTTACTCCGTCCTCAAGTCCACCTCGGGATGGTCATTCATCCCGATCCGGAACTGGGCGGGCATCTCTGGCGCTGTCCACAGCGGGCCAAGGATGCTGTTCGGGTCGCGCACATACTGCTTGAGCAGGTTCTGTGCGAACGTCCACACCTTGCCGGTGGGGGCGTTGTCCGCGTAGGTCACCGAGATCGGCCCCACGCTTTCGCTCTTGACCATTCCACCGCGTGCCTCGTCGGCATACAACGCTTCGGTCAGACCCTTAAACGCCAACTCGGCGCACGCCTGCTTGACGCGGGCAGGCACGCCGGTGACCTCGTAGTCGGACCAGTCGGTCAGGTCTGCACGCGGGAACTCCAGCGCCTGCGTCGACTTGAGGCGCTGCCCTTTGTAGCGGTTGTAGGTGTCGACCCAGCCGGTTGCCAAGCGGATTGACGCCTCAAGCTGGAAGTCCTCATAGTCCTCCCAGCGGTAGTTCCGGCTGCTAGCGAACGTCTTAAACTCGGCGAGCGAGATGTAGGCGTCCGCGTTAGACAATCCAGTTCCGTCCTCAACGGTCAACGCCATATCTCACCTCATGCCATTCGTGCCAATTCCCGCTCTGCCTGCTCCTTGGGGAGCGGTCCAGCGAGGACTTTGCCAGCCGCATCAACTACTTCGAAACGCCCGAATCCCTTGTGTCGAATCGCGGGACCACGAGCCACCTCCGCGACCGGCGTCTCCTCACGAGGCGGCGCGGGCTGCGGCTTGATCTTGATGACCGGAGCCGCAGGCTTGATACCTGCAGCCTCGTCTACGACTTCGATCATGCGGGCGTCGTACATCTGGCGAAGCCGTCGCGGCTCAATCCCCTGTACGCTGACCGGATCATCGAAGTTGTACGTCACGCCGTTCATCACGAACGGGCGACCGGCCTTAAAACTGCTGTCTAGTGAAAATGGGCGTCGTTGTGTCATGGCTTTCCTACGACGGGCGTTGAAGGGAAAGGCGGGGCGGGCGGCACGACTGCACCACCCGCCCCAACCCAGTTAGGCGACGACCGTGCGCCAGAAAGCGCCGAGATCAGCCGACACCAGCTTCATGTCGAAGCTCATGTCGATCTCAACGCGGTCAGCACCCAGCGCCTCAAGCCGGAACGACTTGATGCGGTTGCCGTCAGCGCCCGAGCCGAGGAGGCCGGTCCACGAGAACGTGTAACCAGCGGTCGGCGTCATGAGACCCGGGGAGGTCGCAGCGTGGACGAGCAGGGCAGCCTTGCCGCCGATGAAGGCGTGCGAGGCGCTCTGGCCTTCCTTCGCGGTGTTCTCCACAGCGTTCATGACCAGCACCTCGTCCACGTTGAACAGGCGAGCGAGGGTGTCGCTGCCAGCCATCGCGGGCGAACCGACACCGGCCTGACCGTACTTGATGCGGTCAATGATGTCGGGGTGGTCGAGGAGCGCGTCGTACACCGCACGGCCCACCACGAGCTTGTTCGGCTCGTAGCCGGTCGACTGGGCAATCGCACGCTTGGCACCGCGGATGTCCTCAATCGGGGTCGAAGCGGCATCGCTCCACTGCTTCACCTGACCAGAGGAGGGCGAACCGGAAACGCCCTCGTAGTCGTTGGACCACACGCTCTGGGCGAAGAAGTTCGCCACGAAGAGCTTCTCGCGCTTGATCAGCGCCTTGTGGGTCACGTACTGAGTGGCCTCACGGTCCGGGGAAAGGACCGCGTCCGCATTGGCACGCACCTCGTCCGGGATGTCCTTGTGGAACGAGTAGCGGTTGCAGAAGTACGTCGGGGTGTTGTCGAGGCGATAGCCACCACCAGCCGACTCCGTGCCGGGGGCACGAAGGGCCATCTCGTCGCGGTTGAAGTCACCACGCTCGTAGGTGTAGTAGCGGTCGCTCTGCTTGGCGACGGGGATGTTCGGGAACACCCGCGTTGCCACGAAGTTGGCGGCGTTCTGAAGGAACGCCACGCTGATGTTGGTCAGCGGCTGGTTGACGTGTACGTCGCCCGGGGTCGGATTCATGTTAGATCACTCCTATACGAAAGACGTTACGCGAGGGCCGCGAACGGGAACGGGTTGATGAGGACGGGGATGATGTCGCCAGAAGCAGCGCCAGAAAGCGCCACGCCGAGGACAGCATCACCAGCCGACGCCGCGGCAATCACCGCGCCGTTTGCATCCGCAGTCACGCGTGCGCCCGCGGTGATCGAACCACCGGCGACGGCCTTGCTGACACCGGCGTACGCGACGGTGGCGTCGCGGCCAGCAGCAGCAGGCTTGTTCTGCAGAACACCGACCACCAGCGAGGTGGCCCCAGCAACAGCGGCCTGCCCGCTGCTGTTGACGGTGATGCACTTGAACTGGGAACCCGAGAGGTCAGCGGCGGCAGGCAGCGAGACACTCTGGACAGAATTGTCGAAAGCCATGGATGTAACTCCTACGAAGAAAAGGGTTGCTTACGCTGCCCGGCGCTTGGACTTGGCAACGTAGGCGTTGTAAAGAGAGGGGTTCTCTTCCATCGCCTTGACGTACGCCTGCTCAAAGGTCATGCCGGTGTTGACCTTCTGAATCTCGGTTGCCTTCGCCTTGAGAAGCTCCTCCGGCTCGCCATCGACGGCGGCGTCGCTTCCCACAGACTTGAACAGCGCCGACTGGTCAGCCACCTCGCCAGCACCCTTGAGCAGGGTCTCCAGCGTCGCGGCGTCCTCAACCGTCGTCATTCCCTTGGCAACGCGAAGGAGGAGCGGGCCAACAACCTCGGGGCTGCCGACCTTGATGTCTTTGGCCTTGGCAATCGCCTCGGTCAACTCGCTCTGTTCACGCATCTTGGCGATCTCGGCCTGCGCGGCCTGCGCCTTCGCCTCGGACTCCTCAAGGCGCTTGCGGATCGACTCCGGCAGGCTCTTGAGAACGTCCTCTTCCGCAGCCGGTTCGGCAGCGACTTCGGCGCTCTTGGTCAGCGTCTCGATCTCGGCGTCCTTCGCCTTGATCACCTCGCCAGCATCTTTGAGGGCGGCTTCGGCTTCGTCGGCACGCTTTGCAAGTGCAGCCAACTTTGCCTCGGCATCCTCAAGTGACTTGGACAGCGTTTCAATGTCCATTACATACTCCTTGAGTGAAGCGGCAGCCGTGTTGGCTGCGTCGGTTTCGGCAGAGGGACTCCCTGCCAGCGTCTGCGCCACGCGTGGCGCGATTCCTTCAATGGCTTTCTTCACACGGGCCATGAGGAGCTTGGTCTTCTCGTCCTCATCTTCCATGCCGTCCGCGTCCGTAGACTCGTCCTCTTCCGTAATTTCGACTTCGATACCCTTCGTGGCGGCCTTCTTGCCGCTCTTGGCTTTGACGATCAGCACCCTCGCCTGCTCGTTGGCGGGGTCGTCTACGAGGCTGATTTCGTCAATGCTCATATCGGTGAGTTGCTGGGCCATTACTTCTTCTCCACGGGAATACGGCGACCGCGCCCGCCGATGCTGAAAGCCCGGAGGACACCCTTGCGGACCTTCTCCTGAATGTCCTTATCGTGAATCTCCATGCCGATCCACCAGCCGCGCTTGCCGTCGGTCAGGCCGACAGCTTTCGCAAACGCGTCGTCGATGATCACAGACTCCACAACCTCACCCACGGCGTTGCCTGAGTGCATGGCCTTGGCAACGCGGTGGTCGCAAATAAACTGGTGCGCGGCTTTGCGGAGTTCATCGATGCTGACGACGTCCCCTTGGTGATCGGTAATAGGTTTCCCATCCTCGACGGCAACACTCGCCCAGCCGCGGACAAACCGTCCGGTCGAGTCAGCCTTTTCAAAGTTGAAAGAGACGCCTATTTCCATCAAGCCCTCACGGGTGTCATCAGCGTGACTACGCTGTACTGCTTGCGGGTGCAGTGATACCCGTAACACGCCTTATCAGCGTGTGGAAGCGTCAGAATGAGAAAAAGACTGACGCGCCCGAGTGGGGTATCAACGATGTGATATCGGCTTTCTTATTCTTCGGGCGATTCGCTTGGAATGCCCAGCAGCACATAGGTGGCGTCTTCAAGCAGGACGTCTGTGCGGAACTGTCCCTGCTCATCATCAATCATATCGCTTTCTGCGGGAATCACAACGGTATCAATGAAGTCACCAGCCAAGCGCTGCAGAAACTTCTGGCACGCATCCTCGGGTGTCGACTCTTCCGTGATCGTCTGCTGAAGATGCACGCCCAGTTGCTCTGGCGAGTTCCAGCCCGTCGCGGAGTAGTCTCCGTCCTTCCCCAAGAAAATATCAGCGTACTGACCCGCTAGCGCAACCACCCGCTCGGTTGCCGCTGTTCCCTCCAGCTTGTCCTCGTTGTACGCCTTGCGGACGTCGAGTACCGCATAAAGGTACTGCCGCAGCAGGCGCTCAACGGTCGCGGCGCTGTTTAGGTATTCGCCGTCTGATTCAAAACCGTCGAACAGGTTTTCGCCGCGCTCCTTGGCGCGTTCTTCTGTCCCTTCGATTTCCGTACGGTTTGCCATAGGCGTGTTATACCACTTGTTGAGGGGCGTCTGTTCCTACGTCCAGTCGGGCGGCAGCATGAGTACCCGAATGTCATACCGGTTCCCGTTCTTCTTGATGCTCTGCAAAATAAAGCGGGTGTTAGGGAGAATGCTGATTTCCTTCTCACTTCCATAGCCACCGGAGCCATGCGAGTCAATGGCCTTGGCTCCCTTGGCATACACGAACTCAACGCGGTGCTGCCCGAAATTGGAAGTTGCCGTCGGGGAATACGAGGTGGGCATCGGGCCGCTGCACTGCATGACGGTGCCGGGGCCGGACTGGATCAGCTTGTTGATCATGTCCTGCGTCATGTTCTGCCAGCGGTAGATCGTCGTGCCCTCTGGCTTCTCCTGCGCGTACTTCAGCGCCTCGCTGGCGACCTGCTTCAGGTCGTGGCCCTGATAGGTCTTCTTGCCAGCTCGGTAGGCTGAAATCACGCCACCGGACTGCACCATCTTCACGAACGCCTTCGCGCCGCTCGACATCTTGACGTAGTCCGACGACGCCTTACTCACATCGGCGCTCGTTACGTCCATCGTTTTCTTTGGCATCAGCGCGTCGGGGTTGTCGATCTTGCCGAGGCCAATCCAGAATCCGATCTTCTCGTTGTTGGCGACCTTGTTGATCGTCGTCCCGTACTTCTTCGACGGGAACGCCGCGCTGACCTGCGAGACGCTCGTCGCGTGTCCCACCGAGAACTGCTTCAGCGGCTCCGGCGGGTTCGCCACTTCGTCCATCACGGACAAGCAGCCGTCGTAGAACGCCTTGAGTTCCTTCGCGGGGTGTTCCGACAGCGGCTTGGAGCCGAGGATGTTCCCGGTCTCCTTGTCGAGCGATTCGTAGGTCATGTTCCGGAGCGCGACGTAGTCACCGCTCTGGAAAATCTGCTGCACCTGCTGCGCGAGCTTGTTGTTCTGATCGTTGACCCACGCCTTCGACGAGGCCGCGAACTTCGGCATGGTCGGCGCAATCGCCTTGCTCATGTCGAGCTTGGAGAGATTGACCTTGCCTGCCTTTGCCGTCGTTGCAGCGGGGTGGGGCGGGGGAGGCTGCTGGCCCACCGTCTTGGCGGCTGCCGCGGCTCGCTGGGGCGTAACGCCCCCGTTGAGTGCTGGGTGCTGGCCCTTCTTCTGCCCCGTCACCACAAAGTGCGTGGAGCCGAGCGACTTCAGCGCGTTGTTCGCCAGCTGCGCCTGCTTGTGTCCGTAGGTGTTGGTCCCGTAGTTGAGCGACAGCAGTCCCTTGACGTCGCCGCTTTCCGCGTACGCCTTGATTTGCTGCACCTTGCTGTTGTGGGACGCCGCGTTGCTGTTGGTGGTGGGCAACAACGCCTTGTCGAAGTCGGGCATCGCGGGCAGCGGCTTGGTGTCCTTCGGCGGCGGGACCGGCGTGCTGATCGCCTTGTCAGCCTGTGCGGCTGCCGCCGTGACCTGCGCTCCCTGCTTGGCCTGCAGGTCTTTGACGAGCGCGGCGTGGTATGCCGCCGCCTTGAGGCCGTTCGCCGTGCCAGACTTCCACGGCACGCCGTCGGCGTAGAGCTTGCCGCCTACCCCTTGGAAGGACTGCAGCCCCGCCAAGTCGCCTGCCGCGTGCTGCGCCGCGAACTTGTCGACCATGCTGTTGTAGTACTGATCGGCGTACTTCGTGCCGGTCGTAAACACCGGCTTCGCAGGGACGTCGGACGGTGGCGTCATCGCCTGCGCGGACTCCATCTTCGTCATCGTTGACGCGATGAGGCCGAGGCGGGCGAAGTTCTTGATCTGCGCGTCGAAGCCGCTGACACCGGGGTAGGTGTTCTGAAGCTCCAGCGCGAGGTTTGCCAGCCCCGTCTGGTCGCCGTTGTTGGTCAGCGTGGCAATCTTTGAGATGAGAACGGTGTGCGCGGTGAGCGCCGCCTTCGGCATCTCGCCGAGCATCGCCACCTTGAACTCTTTCGATGTAAGCCCGCCGTCAGCCAGCAACTCTGCGGCTGCCTTCTCTGCCTCTTGCACCATGTCGCTGGTGGCTTTGTAGGCGGTGTACGGGTCCATCGTGATGGCTTGAGCCGCCGCAGCGGCGATCACGCCAGACGATGCGGGGTCGTCGGTTTCCGCGGCTTTTAGCGCGGCAGCCCCGCCGATCTGATTCAGCACCGCGTCGCGTCGTGCAATCAGGTTCAGCGCCAGCGCCGCCTTCTCGGCTGGGTTCGGTGGCCCGTATGTGTCGACGAGCTTCTTGATTGTCTCGTCCGATACGGTCGCCAGTTGTTGTGCGCTGGCCTGCAGCTGTGCCTGCGTCATGGACCCGAATACGGTCGACTGCTCCTTCGTCGTCTGCCGCATGGACGTCAGTTCCGGTGCGGATGCGTCGAGCAGGCCACCCTTCACGCCGTGCGCTTCGCCCTTCGGCAAGCCTTGAGCGCGAAAGAGCAGGGCACCACCCGGGTCAATGCACGCGGCTTTGCCGTCCGGTGTGATGATCGTGTTGTCGTAGCCCATGCCCAGCACGTCGTAGTTCGCCAGCCACGCGTGCGTGGCGTACGTCGCCTGCGCCGCGGCAACGTGCGCGGGGTTCTTCGGGTTGAAGGCAGCGCCTTCCATCATCTTGCTGGCGACACCAAGCCCGCCGCCGTACTTGCCCTCCAAGTCGACGAGCCGCATTTCTGGCGCACCGACGCCAGCGGCCTGCATGAGCTTTGCCGCCAGCACCTCGTTGCGTGCGCGGGCGTCGCTGACGCTATCCGAGACGTTCCCACTGACCTTCTGGGCGTTGCCCTTGACCAGCCACTTATCGCCTCCCTCTTGGTACATCGCGCCGGGGTTGGAGCCTCCCGGCTTCGCGCCAACCTGTGTGCCGTAGCTGGAGAGCGCCTTGGGGCCACGAATGGCGTCAGCCGACGCGGTGGCCTTGGTCTTGTGCGTGACGTCGCCGCGCACCTGCACCGCGTACTGATAGACGCTCGCGCCCCACTTAACGTGCGACGTTCCCTTCATCCCCGACGCGTACTTGCTGTCAGCGTCCTTGTGCTGGGCGATGAAGTTGTCGAGCGAGGCAAGATTGCCCGCCTGCGCCGCCGAGTGAATCGCGTTGATCTTCTTCTGGTAGACGGGGTTCTTGCCGTCGATGCCACCGGCGATCTTGGGCGGCAGCGTCACGCCGTCAGCGCCCATCGCCTTCCATTGCCCGCCGAGTGCGGACCCCGAGGGCCAGCGCGGCTGCATCGTCCACGCGCCAGACACCGGACCCTTGGCTTTCTTGAGCGGACCGAACGACAGCAAGTCCTCTAGGTCGTCGAGAATCTGCTTGTCGTGCGTCCGGTTCAGGAGTTTCTTGGCGTCCTTGAGTGTCGCCAGATTGATCGCCTGCGACTCCCAACCCATGTTCTTCGGCGTACCGGTCGTGCGGCGAGCAAGGTAGAACCGCGCCTTCGACGTGTCACGCTCGTAGTCCCCGAGGATGCCAACGATCTTGATTTTGAGACCCGTCTCCTCGTACGCCTCCTTGATCGCGTTCTGCTGCATCGTGAGGCCGTCCTCGACGGTCCCCTTGGGGTAGGTGTTCTGGTAGCCGCCGTAGCTGTTGGTGGGCCGCGTGAGCCACACGCGTCCGTCGTCCTCGACGATCAGCACGCCAGCGCCGACCGACTTCTTTGGGTTCGCCT